GAAATTGTAGGATTAGATACTACGATTGACTGGAAAAATACAGGAGATAACTCTTATGATGGTGAAAAACTAAAACTACTAGTTCACGATGAAAGTGGTAAATGGGAAAAGCCTGATAACATATTAAATAACTGGAGAGTTACAAAGACTTGTTTAAGATTAGGTAGAAAAGTTATTGGTAAGTGTATGATGGGTTCAACGTCAAATGCTTTAGAAAAAGGTGGTAATAATTTTAAAAGTTTATACAATGCCTCAGATGTCAAGAAAAGGAACCGCAACGGGCAGACTAGCTCAGGATTATATTCTTTGTTCATACCTATGGAATGGAACTACGAAGGATTCATTGATACTTTTGGATTACCTGTATTCGACACTCCCGAAAAACCAGTCAAAGGAGTCGACGGAGAACCAATAGATTACGGAGTAATAGAACATTGGGAAAATGAAGTTGAAGGTTTAAAAAACGATCAAGACGGATTAAACGAATACTACCGTCAGTTTCCAAGAACAGAGAAACACGCTTTTAGAGATGAAGCTAAAGAGTCTATATTTAATCTTACTAAGATATACGAGCAAGTAGACTATAATGAAGACTTAAAAAACACAGCGGTAGTTACAACAGGTAGCTTTGCTTGGGAAAACGGAATTAAAGACACTAGAGTAGTATTCTATCCTAATAAAGACGGTAGATTTAAAATATCTTGGGTTCCTCCGAATAATCTTCAAAATCAGGTGATAATAAAGAATGGTACTAAATATCCAGGAAACGAACATATGGGTGCGTTTGGATGTGATAGTTATGATATATCAGGTACAGTAGATAAAAGAGGTTCTAATGGAGCTTTACACGGATTAACTAAGTTTAGTATGGAAGATGCTCCACCTAACTGTTTTTTCTTAGAGTATATATCAAGGCCACAAACCGCTGAAATGTTTTTTGAAGATGTACTTATGGCTTGCGTTTTTTACGGTATGCCTTTATTAGCGGAAAACAATAAACCTAGATTACTGTATCATTTTAAAAGAAGAGGTTATCGAGGTTATAGTATGAATAGGCCAGATAAAGTTTGGAATAAACTATCTGTAACAGAAAAAGAAATAGGTGGAATACCAAATTCAAGTGAGGATATAAAACAAGCTCACGCAGCTGCTATTGAATCTTATATAGAAACCCACGTTGGTTATTTAGGAGAAGGTTATGGTAATATGTACATGCAAAGAACCTTAGAAGACTGGGCAAAGTTTAATATAAACAACAGGACAAAACACGATGCTTCCATAAGTTCAGGTTTAGCTATTATGGCTTGTAATAAAAACAGGTATACACCAGTAGCTAAAAAAGAATACAAAAGCATAAACTTAGGTATAAAAAAATACGACAACACTGGTGCGTCATCAAAAATTATTAAATAAATGAATATACAAACTAACACTAATAGTTCATTTCCTAGTCAAACAGTTAGCGATCAAGAAAAAGCAAGCTTAGACTACGGTATACAAGTAAGTAGAGCTATAGAGCAAGAGTGGTTTCAAAAAGGCGGATCAGGGAATAGATACGCTAAATACTACTCAAACTTTCATCAGTTAAGATTATATGCTAGAGGTGAACAAAGTGTTCAGAAGTATAAAAACGAATTATCAATCAACGGTGATTTATCTTATTTAAATTTAGATTGGACACCTGTACCTATTATATCTAAGTTTGTGGATATAGTAGCAAATGGATTATCTAATAAATCATATGACATAACAGCTTTTGCACAGGATCCTTTTTCTGTTAAAAACAGAACAGAGTATGCAGAAGCTATAGAGAAAGATATGAATACCAAAAATGCCCTTATTAACTTAAAGGAAAATTTAGGTATGGATTTTTCTCAAACTCAAGACTTAGAAAACTTACCAGAAACAAACGAAGAGCTTGATTTACACATGCAAATGTCTTACAAGCAAAATGTAGAAGTTGCTGAAGAAGAAGTTATAAACACGGTTTTATCCGCTAATAAATACGAAGAAACAAAAAGAAGATTAGCTCACGATTTAACAGTTATAGGAATAGCAGCTACTAAAACTAGATTTGAAAAATCTCAAGGAATAGTTGTGGATTACGTAGATCCAGCTTGTATGGTTTACTCTTACACTGAAGATCCTAACTTTCAAGACATATATTATGTAGGTGAAGTTAAAGCTATATCTATACCAGAGTTAAAAAAGCAATTTCCAGACCTATCCAATGAGGAGATGGAAGAAATAGAGAAAAACTCAGGAAGATCTCAATACGTTACAGGTTGGGGTAATTATGACGAAAATACCGTTCAAGTAATGTATTTTGAATACAAGACTTATATGGATCAGGTTTTTAAAATAAAAAAGACTGAGCAAGGTTTGGAAAAAGCTCTTCAAAAAACAGATTCTTTTAATCCACCCAAAAATGATAATTTTGAAAGAATTTCTAGAAGCATAGAGGTTTTATATACTGGGGCTAAAGTTATAGGTACTAATACAATGCTTGAATGGAAGATGGCTGAAAATATGACTAGGCCAAATGCTGATACCACAAAAGTAGAAATGAATTACTGTATTAGCGCACCTAAAATGTATAAAGGACGTATAGAGTCTGTTGTGAGTAAAATAACAGGTTTTGCTGATATGATTCAGTTAACTCATTTAAAACTACAACAAGTGATGTCTAGAATAGTGCCTGATGGCGTATTTTTAGATATGGACGGTTTAGCTGAAGTTGATTTAGGTAATGGAACAAGTTACAATCCAGCTGAGGCTCTTAATATGTATTTTCAAACAGGATCCATAGTAGGTAGATCACTAAATCAAGACGGTGGTTTAAACGCAGGTAAAGTTCCTATTCAAGAATTAGCAACATCATCTGGTCAAGCTAAAATACAAAGTTTGATAGGTACTTATCAGTATTATTTACAAATGATAAGAGATGTAACTGGTTTAAATGAAGCTAGAGACGGAAGCTTACCTGATAAAGATGCTTTAGTAGGTGTTCAAAAATTAGCAGCAAATGCTTCAAACACAGCTACAAGACATTTATTGGATTCTTTACTTTTTATAACTTTACGTGTTTGTGAAAACATAAGTTTAAAAGTAGCTGATCTAATTGAAAACCCTTTTACTGAAAATTCATTAATGAACTCTATAAGTACTTTTAATACAAATACGTTAAAAGAGTTTATGGAATTGCAGTTGCATGATTTTGGTATTTTCTTAGAGTTAGAACCTGAGGAAGAAGAAAAAGCTTTGTTAGAGAAAAATATACAAATAGCTTTACAAACCGGAGGAGTAAGCTTATCTGATACTATTGATATTAGACAAATAAAAAACATTAAGATAGCTAATCAGTTCTTGAAGCTTAAGCAAGAAAAAAATATTAAAAGAGAGCAGGAACAGAAGCAAGCTAATATACAAGCGCAAGCACAAGCAAACGCTCAAGCGTCAGAAGCAGCAGCTATGGCAGAAGTTCAAAAGCAACAAGCTTTAGCTCAAACTAAAATACAAATAGAGCAATCAAAATCTCAATTTGATATTCAAAAGCTACAACAAGAGGCTGAGATTAAAAAGCAATTAATGGAGGTAGAATTCCAATACAATATGCGTTTAGCAGAGGCTCAATCTGGTGTAAAAAAAGAAGAAGAAAAATATAAAGAAGATCGTAAAGACGATAGAACAAAAATACAAGCAACTCAACAAAGCGAGTTAATTGATCAAAGAAAAAATGATTCTTTACCGAAGAATTTTGAATCAGCTGGGTTTGACAACCTCGGCGGATTTGGCCTAGAGCAGTTTGAACCTAGGTGATAACTATTTACTAATTTTATAATATCATATTATGTCAGAAACAATTAAAGTAGATCTTAGAGAAGGTCTCAAAAACGTAGAAGATAACGTTACTAAAGTAGATTTATCTGAAACAAAAACAGAAGAGCAAGAAGTTGTTCAAGAAATAGAAGAACCTAAAGTTGAGATTGAGGAGTTAACTCAAGATAACGAAGAAGAGGTTATTACATTAGGAGAGGTGCCAAAGGATTCAACCGAAGAAGAAATTCAACAAGTTATTGAGTCTACACCTAATTCTGATTTACCTGAAAACGTAGAAAAGCTAGTTGACTTTATGAAAGAAACTGGAGGAACTGTACAGGACTACGTTAGGTTAAACGCAGATTACAGTAATGTTGATTCAGATACATTACTAACAGAATATTACAAACAAACAAAGTCACATTTAGATGCTGCTGAAATTGATTTCTTAATGGAAGACAGTTTTGAATTTGACGAAGAAATAGATGAGGAGCGAGACATCCGCAAAAAGAAACTCGCAAAAAAAGAAGAGGTTGCAAAAGCGAAAAAGTTTTTAGAAGGTCTGAAAGACAAATATTACTCGGAAATCAAGTTGAGACCAGGTATGTCGCCAGAACAGAAAGAAGCTTCGGAGTTTTTTAACCGATACAATGAGAATCAGAAAATAGCTGAGCAACAGCATTCCGCATTTAAGGAAAGTACTAAACAAATGTTTAACCAAGATTTCAAAGGTTTTGATTTCAAATTAGGTGAAAAAACATTTAGATATGGCATTCAAAATGTAAGTAAAGTTGCAGAAAACCAATCAAACATTAATAACCTTATTGGGAAGTTCCTAAATGACAAAGGTGAAGTAGTGGATACGAAAGGTTATCACAAAGCTATTTATGCTGCTGAAAATGTAGATACTATTGCAAAACACTTTTATGAGCAAGGCAAGGCTGATGCAGTGAAAGACGTAGTTGCAAAATCTAAAAACACAAGCTTAGAAGCGAGGTCGACGGCGCCTTCTGAAGTTACTGTTGGCGGATTTAAAGTACGAGCAATAAGCGGTGTTGATTCTTCAAAATTAAAGATTAAAAAAACATTTAACAATTAAACATTAAAACATTTTATTATGGCATTATCAGGTGGATCAGGCTTAACGCCTTACGCAAAAAAATCGGTATTATCAACAAACTATATCGACTTTACAAGTGCTGACGCAAACAGTGCAAACTGGGCTCAGCAATACATTCCAGAAGTATACGAAGCAGAAGTTGAAAGATACGGAAATCGTACTATTGGAGGATTTTTAAAAATGGTAGGAGCTGAAATTCCTATGACTTCTGACCAAGTTGTTTGGTCTGAACAAAACAGATTACACGTTTCTTACGAAGGATTAACTCTTACCGCTGGTGGAGCTTTAGGTGGATTACCTACTACTAACGTTTTAGCTGAAGGGCAAACTATTTTGGTTATTAAAGCTGACGGTTCTGCATCTGCAAAAGCTTATATTTCAGCAACACCAACTACATCAACCGCTACAATTCACGGTTATTCTTTGGCTGACTCTGAAATTCACGCTTTAGTTGGAGCAACTGGAGTAAAAGTATTCGTTTACGGATCTGAATACAAAAAAGGAACTGATACTACTGCTGTATCTGTAGAACCTTCTTTCACTCAGTTTTCTAACAAACCAATCATTATTAAAGATAAGTATGAAGTAAGTGGATCTGACGCATCTCAAATTGGATGGGTAGAAGTAACCACTGAAGGAGGAGACTCTGGATACTTATGGTACTTAAAAGGTGAAGGAGAAACTCGTTTGCGTTTTGAAGACTATTTAGAAATGGCTGTTATTGAAGGAGAGAAAAAATCAGGTAACGGAGATGTTCCAACTGGAATCGAAGGTACTGAAGGTTTATTTTCTGCTGTATCTGGTAGAGGACAAGTTGACAACGCTTTTGCAGGAGACTTGGATGACTTTGACAACATTCTTAAAGGATTAGATAAAGAAGGAGCTATTGAAGAAAACATGTTGTTTTTAAACAGAGTTACTGCTTTGGCTTTTGACGACATGCTTGGTGCTATAAACGGTAATTACCAAAACGGTGTTAATTTTGGAGTATTTAATAACTCTGAGCAAATGGCATTAAACTTAGGTTTCTCTGGATTCAGAAGAGGTTCTTATGACTTCTACAAAACTGACTGGAAATACTTAAACGATGCTTCTACAAGAGGAATCGCTGATGATGCAAGCATCAACGGTATTCTTGTACCTGCTGGAACTTCAACTGTATATGACCAATCACTAGGACAGAACATCAGACGTCCATTCTTACACGTACGTTATAGAGCTTCTGAAGCTGACGACAGAAGAATGAAGTCTTGGTTAACTGGATCAGTTGGTGGAGCTGCTACATCTTCTTTAGATGCAATGGAAGTTCACTTCTTATCTGAAAGATGTTTATGTGTACAAGGTGCTAACAACTTTGTATTATTCACATAATCAAGAGTAAATTACTGTAATTTTTACCCCCGTATAATTTATGGGGGTAACTATTACTTTTATTAAATTATTAAATTTTATTATATTATGGCTAAACAAGCTACAGCAAAAAAAGTAGAGGTTGCACCTCAACCAATAGTAGAAACTAAAAAAGTATCTACACCAGTACAACCTGCAAAACCAAAGTGGGAAATAAAAGATAGAAGCTATTACTTAGCTGGAAATCAAGAACCTTTAACGTTTAGACTTAAAGCTAGGCACTCAAGGTTAAAACCTTTGCTTTATTTCGATGAAGAGCAAGGTGTTCAAAAAGAAATTAGGTATGCTACTAATCAGCAATCTCCATTTATACAAAATCAAAACGGAGAAGCTACATTAGGGCAAATTGTTTTTGAAAACGGTATATTGACTGTGCCTAAACAAAAGCAAAATTTACAAAAATTACTATCATTATATCACCCTGACTTAAACAAAAAATATTATGAGTTTGATGCACAGGAAGTGGCTAAAGATGATTTAGAAGATTTAGAACTTGAATTCGAAGCAATTTCAGCTGCAAGAACAATGGACATTGACCAAGCGGAAGCGATATTACGAGTTGAAAAAGGCTCTGAAGTATCTTCTATGAGTTCTAAGGAAATAAAAAGAGATTTATATATCTTTGCTAAAAGTAATCCAGGATTGTTTATAGAATTAGCTAACGACGAAAACGTTCATTTACGCAACGTAGCTATTAAAGCAACAGAAACTGGTATTATAACTTTAAGTGGAGACAATAGAACATTTAACTGGGCTAGTAATAATAGAAAGTTAATGACTGTACCTTTCGATGAAAACCCTTATTCTGCTATGGCTGCTTACTTTAAAACCGATGAAGGTATTGAGGTTTTGAAGTCAATAGAGAAAAAACTTAATTAATGTGTAATAATCAATATATAGGGGATAGTTAACTCTGTCCCTTTATATTACATAAAAAAATAAATAAATGGCAATAAATGTAGATACTGTATATAAAACAGTTTTATTAATACTAAACAAAGAGCAGCGTGGATATATTACACCTGACGAATTTAATAGAACAGCTACACAAGTACAGCTTGATATATTTGAGCAATACTTTGATGACTTAAACCAACAACTACGAGTGCCACAATCAGATTACGACTACTCAGATAGACGAATGAGCATCGACGAAAAAATATCTCCTTTTAAAACTGAAGGCGATTGTGTTTATGTTAATGGAAAATTTGATCTACCTACAAATCCAGTCAATGGAGTTGATACTATAATAAATGATGGCTCAATACCTTCGAGTACTCAGGTTTCTTTTTATAAATTAGGCACACCTGTGTTTACACCTGTAAACGGTTTATCAACTGAGATACAAAGGTTATCTAGAAACGAATTTTACAACATACAAAGATCACCACTAACGGCTTCAACTGAAAGCTTTCCAACTTATTTATACGAGTCTAATAAATTAATAATTAAACCTGACACTATACAAAGCGGTGTTTCAACTAGTTTACTTAGAAAACCTAGGAATGTTAAATGGGCGTTTACACTAGGTACGGTTGGTCAATACATATATGACGATAGCCCTAATTCTACAAACTTTGAATTAAATTCTTCTGAGCAAGTTGAGGTTATAACTAGAATATTATTTTACTCTGGTGTTATAATTAGAGATCCTCAGATTATACAAGTGGCTGCTCAAGAAATACAACAAAACGAAATAAATCAAAAAAGCTAATAAATGGGTTTAATAACAGAAAACAATGCACATTACTACTCTGGACAGCAAGCTTATATTGAAGAAACTGGAGGTTCTAATATATCTATACAATGGGTTGGAGATGTTGTGCTAAAACCCACAATAAACGGAGTTCAAAACTCTAATTACGAAGTTTTTAAAAACAACGCGCTTTTAACAGAATCTACCGATTATAACTTAATTAATAACGAATCAGTTGTTATTGGTAGTCTTTCTATTAATGATGAAATAATTATTCAACTAAAGCAATCTGCAAGACAAGAAAATTACGGTGGATATGCTTACGTTTCTTTAAATGATGTTGTAAACAACTTTATAGTTGCTTATGTAGGTGAAGACAAGCTTATACCAAGAGTTAAAAGAACCGATATTATATTTCACGCAAAAAGAGGATTACAAGAATTTTCTTATGATACTATAAACAGTATAAAATCCCAAGAGTTAACAGTGCCTTTGAACTTAAGTGTACCTATACCTCAAGACTACGTTAATTATGTCAGCATATCCAGCGTTGACGATAACGGTTTAGTTAGACCTATTTACCCTAATACTATAAGCAAAGCTCCTACTTCACTGCCTTTTCAAGATGCTGAAGGAATACAGCTGCAAGATAGTTTTGGTAATAATATAGAAGCAGGTAGTTCACTGACCGAAGAAAGGTTTAGTGATCTTGATATGAATAAAGTATCAGGTCAAAACAATCAAGTAGGTCAAAGATATGGATTAAATCCATCAAGCACTAATCGTAATGGGCTTTTTATGATTAATAAAAGAGAAGGTAAGTTTTCTTTTTCAAGCGACTTAGCTGATAAAATAGTAATATTAGAATACTTATCAGACGGTTTAGCTTATGATCTCGATACTAAAGTTCCTAAAATGGCAGAAGGAGCTATGTATGCACATATTAGTTATTCTGTTTTAGCAAGCAGATCAAACCAGCCTGAGTATGTTGTTAACAGATTAAAAAGAGAAAAAACATCACAGCTACGAAAAGCTAAATTAAGACTATCAAATATAAAGTTATCAGAGATAACACAAGCTTTAAGAGGTAGGAGTAAACTTATAAAATAAAATGTAATATGGCAGAAGTTAAAAATGCTTTTATAAAGTCCAAAATGAATAAAGATCTTGATAGTAGACTTATACCATCAGGAGAATATAGAAACGCTATAAATGCTCAGATAAGTAAATCAGAAGGTTCCGATGTTGGAGCTTTGGAAAATGTTTTAGGTAATAAGCAAGTTAGTGATTTTGGAGTCAGCGAGAATGTATTTTCTATAGGCTATTTATCAGATGAAGCAAGTAATACTATATACGTATTTTTAACAGACAATGATGGTAGTTATACAGCGAATCCTAATGATTATATACCACCTGGTGAAGATGGTTCAAATCATTACGTAGTTTCTTACAATGTTTCTAGCGGACTTTCGTCCATATTAGTCACCGGTGCTTTTTTAAACTTTTCTAAATTAAACCCAATATTTGGTGTAAACTTAATTGAAGACCTGTTGTTTTGGACAGATAACAGAAACCAACCTAGAAAAATCAACGTTACAAGCGCTATTCAAGCGGGGTACTATTCAACAGAAGAAAATATATCTGTAGCCAAATACAACCCATACCAATCAATAGAATTATACGAAAGCAGCTCTTTATCGCCTGGAGACTACGAATCTACTATGAAAGACGTTTCAAGTATAGCTTATCCAAATGGAGGTACTTCTCAGGTTGATGGAACTCAAAACAATACAACTAGCATAAACATAACAAACACAAGTGTACCTGTTGGAAGAGTTCCTGTGCCGGGTCAAAGTGTGAAAAAAGTTGACATACTTGGCAACGTTGTAGATTTTAACCCTCAAATAACTGTTGCTGCGAGTCCAGAAAGTACTTCAACAACATTATACGTTAGCTCTGCTATAGACGTTACCGATGAAGAAGTGTTAGTGTTCAATGCTAATCCTTACTATATACCAAACTATAAAGGCGATCCTAAGTTTTTAGAAGACAAGTTTGTAAGATTTAGCTATAGATTTAAATTTAACGACGGTGAGTATTCTATAATGGCACCATTTACTCAACCTTGTTTTATACCTAAACAAGACGGTTACTTTTTAAATAATACGTCCACAGAAGGTGATGAAGAGCAAGCTTTTTCTTCTACTATAGTTGACTTTATGGAAAATAAAGTTAATAAAATAGATTTAAAAATACCATTACCTTCAAGCGTAGCAAACTTAAATAGTGATTTGCATGTTGAAGAAATAGACATACTATATAAAGAGTCCGACGGTTTGACTGTTAAAGTAGTAGAAACAATACCTAATATTAATAACTTTGGAACTAACAGCGCTGACAGCTTGTTAAATACTTTGTCATATAGTTATGAATCACAAATACCATACAAAACTTTACCATCAGATGAAGTTATTAGGGTGTACGACAAAGTACCTGTTAAAGCGCTTTCTCAAGAAATAATAAGTAATAGAATAGTTTATGGTAATTACCAAGATAAACATACTCCACCCGCATCTTTAGATTACGGCGTAACTTCTAGCGCTAAGTTAGATTTTAGTTTAGGTTTAGGGTTAGCAGGAGTAGGAATGGCAACAGGCACTTACGCTGCAGGAGCAAATATTTTAATTACAAATGCTTCAGGTGATATAGTTGTTGGAGACGTTGTTTCTACGACTACATCTAGCAACACTATACCCGAAGGTACTCAAGTAGCAACAATAAATTCCGGAAACACTATAGTGACACTTACTGAGCCGGTTACCTTAACATCGGGTGCTAGCTTAGATTTTAGTCCAATTGGTGATGATTTAAACACGACTAGCATAGTAGAATATCCTTCAAGTAACTTAAAAACAAATAGAAATTACCAAGTTGGTTTTGTGTTATCTGATAAATTTGGTAGACAATCTTCTGTTATACTTTCAAACAACGAACAAACGGCTTCTACGTTTAGTGTTTCTACAGTTTTTGCTCCTTACATAGACAAAAACACAGATCCTTTTGACTGGATAGGAAACTCATTAAAAGTAACAGTTAATTCACCAGTAGGTACTACTGTTCCAGATTCAAACACGGGTAATCCAGGTATATACAACGGTGATATTAATAGCGACGACTACAACCCACTTGGCTGGTATTCTTATAAAATAGTTGTTAAACAAGTTGAACAAGAATATTATAACGTTTATTCCGCTGGAGCGATGAAAGGTTTGCCTTACAATTATGATGCAAATAACATTTCACCAGTTCTTAGTGAAAACACTTCTTTTATAACATTATTAAATGATAATATAAATAAGATACCTAGAGATTTATCCGAAGTAGGACCTCAAGATAAAACGTTTAGAAGTTCTGTTGAATTATACGGAAGAGTTGAAAACAACTCAACTACAAATGAACAGTTTTACCCAGGTAGAAAATCATTTACAACTTCATCTATAGAGGATTTATATGGTCTTTTTGATGTTCAGGATTTTAAGGGTAAATTCGACGAAGTTATACCTATAACAGATCCATTAAATGCTTTTCACGGTTTTTACAAATCAGATTCAGATCCCTTTATAGCAGAGATAACTACTTCTCAAGATTCAAACTTTCAGTTTGGGATAAATAACAGCTATACAGAGGTTGCAGGTTCTGGAAGCGCGAAAGCTAATGGGTCAAGTGTTCCAACAGTTACTTTAGACGGTGTAACAGGGAGTATTCATATAGGTAGCTCATTAGTTTCTATAGAAGGAGCTGCTGTCACAGGGGTATATGCTGTAAGCGTGACAACCAATGGTGATACTACGGTAACCTTTAATAAAGATATAAGCTTTAACAATGATGATGTTTTTACTTTTTCTCAACAAGATTTTAACGATATAAATACTTTAGCCATATTTGAAACAGCTCCTGTAGAATCTAGGTTAGATATTTTTTGGGAAACGTCTTCATCAGGTTTAATAACTGATTTAAATAATTTAGTTTTAAATTCTACAACAGCGGGAGCTGGATTCAGTAGTTGGAATGACGAACCGTTTGCTGAAAACAGTGTATTAAATAGCAATGTATTGAATACTAATTTTACTTTAGTTGACAATCTTGGTAACGCTATAATTTTTGCAGCAGAAGACACTTTTGTTTTAAACTCTGTTTTAGATAATGAATTGCCTACACCTTCAAATGTAACTAATTGGTTTGAACTTTATGAAGTAACCGCTAATACAAACATATACAATATTAGAGTAACTCAAGATTTTGTTGATGAAGCTTGGTATAGTTCTACTAATGGCGCTAATGACTTTAATTTTTCTTTCACGTCTGTTATAGACGGTGTTACAACTAATTATAATCAAACGGCGAGTTTAAGTAATGCTGACCCTATTATGAGTGGGCCAAATAATAATGGTACAACTCCTACGCCTGCTATAAATTATTCTACTAACAGTTCTACACTACCAAGTGATATTGGAACTTTTACTGCCATTAACGGAGCTAACGCTGCAGGTAATCAGGGAAAAGATATAACATGGTCAATAACTGCTACTAAAGGAGGGGTTGACTACGGGTCTTCTTTTGGTGTTACAGTTACTGACACTAATACGTTATCTACTTGTGTTTTAAAAAACGTCAATACTTCAGGTGTTCCATCTGGTATTTATACTTTAAAACTAAAGTGTATTGATGCTGGTCAAGCTTTTCAAGAAATAACTATAACAGCTCAATTAGGTATAATACCTATTCGTGTTACTGATTATATTTTTAGATACAACTATCAAACACCAGAAAATCCAGCTTTTAGTTTTGCATCTGTTTGTCTTATAGAGGTTGACAATAATCCTGATCCAGCCGGTACAGATGGTTTTTATGCTATAAATGGATCTTGGAATAGTATATCAAATGGAGTTACTGTTGTAAACTTAAAGCAAACTGACAGCGGAACAGGAGGAACTTGGTTTTACGGGACAACTAAAACCGCAGCTTTAAATCAATGGAAAAGTAGCTTCACTAATGACTTTCCTCAAAGTTTTTCGGCAGATTCAGCAAGAACAGCAGCAGCGGTTAACAACAGTTCTACAATACCTATAGATAATGCGAATGGTGACTTAAGATCAGGTTTAAGAATTAGCGGGTCTGGAATTATAGCCGGAACAACAATTTTATCAGTGTCAGGAAATTCTCTAATCGTTAGTTCAAACCAAACAGTAGCTGACAACGTGGATTTACTTATAGGAGATGTACCCTTGTCTACTTATTCCAACTATACGTTTGAAGTAATAACATAATAAAACAAGTAATAATAAACATATGGCAGCAACTATAGAGGTAAAATATTTTAATTCTTTTTTACTTAGAAAATCTTTAGCGGGAAATAATAGAGCGGATTGGAATGGTTCCGCTGGCATACCAGCTTCTGTAGGTGGTTATCCTAGGATTTCTACACAAGGTAATGGTCCAAGTTGGACTATTGAAGAAGCTAGAATTAGAGGTGGTTATAACAATACCAATGTCGACTACGGGGTAAAAGCTTATCTAGTAGAAGATGAACCTAACGCTGTAAATAGAGGTAATTCCTTAATATACTCAGGTATATTTAATTCAAGAACAGGTATAAACAATACAAATGTGTTTGCTGTTGGTTCTGAAATAACTAAAAGCGCTGATCCAGCTAATGGTTCAATACAAAAACTATATGCAGAAGACACTAACTTAATAGTATTTCAAGAATCAAAAGTATCAAGAGCGTTAATAGATAAAGACGCTATATACTCAGCTGAAGGCGGTGGAAGCATAACAAATGTAAATACAACTATAGGCACCATGCAACCTTATGCAGGGGAATTTGGCATAAGTAGAGATCCAGGTAGTTTTGCTGTTTATGGATATAGAAAATACTTTACAGATAAAGATAGAAACGCTGTTTTAAGATTATCTATGGACGGTTTAACTGAAATATCTACATATGGCATGTATGATTACTTTAGAGACGAATTTGCGCGCATAGACACACTAACTAATGAAGGTAGTATAGTTGGAGGTTGGGACGTACATAATAAACAGTATGTATTATCTACTCACCCAGCATCAGGAAATACTTCTAACGGATACAATACATTGACTTTTGACGAAGGCGCTAAAGGTTGGACTAGTTTCTTTTCTTACAAGCCAGATCAAGTATTAAGTTTAAGAAGTGATTTTTACAGTCTTTATGACGGTAAACTATGGAAGCATTATGCTGAAGACGTTAATAGAGGCAAATTCTACAATGTAGAAAGTAGTACTTCTATACAATTTGTTTTTAATCCTAAAGTAAGCATGTCAAAAGTTTTTAGCACGGTTAATTACGAAGGTAGTAACGGTTGGCAAATAACTAATTTTACATCCGATCAGACTGGTCCTAATTTATTAGGAAGTGCTTGGTCTAATAGTTTTGACACAGCTAATCCAACCGATAAACCTACAGTTTACAGTTATGATGAAGGAGTTTATACTGAAGATGGTGTTAAATACAGAATAGGGTTCAATAGAAAAGAAAATAAATACCACGCTAATTTAGTTAATAATACAAGTGCTAACCAAGAAGAAGTTTTATTTGGTAGCAGTATGACTGGTATTAAAGGTTACTTTGCTAACGTCACTATATCTACGGACGCAACAACTAATCCAGGGGGAGCTAAAGAACTATTCGCAGTATCTTCAAATTATTCAGAATCATCTTATTAATAAATAAATAAAAAAAATATGGGAGCAATAGCAGCAGGAGCTTTAATATCGGGAGGAGTGCAAATTATAAGCGGGATTTTTGGTATGGGAGCAGCTAAAAGAAGGGAACGAGAAGCAGCTAAAGAAAAGCAAAGACTTCAAGCAAAGCTTACTTCTTTAGAAAATTCAAGACAAGAAATAATTAATCCTTACGAAGGTGTTACAGACTTAAGTAGTATGATCTCAAACCCATACGCTTCATTAGGAGTAGCAACTCAAGCGGCTGAAATACAAATAGAGCAAGCTGATATATCTTTAGCAAATACTTTAGATACTATTAGAGCTACCGGAGCAAGCGCTGGTGGAGCAACCGCTTTAGCGCAAGCAGCTTTACAAAGTAAAAAAGGTGTTTCTGCTAGCATAGAAGCTCAAGAAGCTCAAAACGAAAAATTAAGAGCATCTGGTAAACAACAGCAACAACAAATGAAAATGGCTGAAGCTCAAAGATTACAACAAGCTGATGTAGCCGGCGAGCAGTTTATGTTTGCGACTAGAGAAGGTAGAGAGGCTGAGCAATTAGATAGAGTATCTGCTCAATTAAGCGGAGCTGAAGCTAGAGAGGCTCAAGCAAGCGCTGATAGAACGGGTGCTTTAACAGGTATGGTTAGTGGACTTGCTTCAACTGCTGGTAGTTTCATGAGCGCAGCAGCTTCTTCTAATAAATTCGACGAACTAGGCTATGCCCCCGCAAACTTAACTAGTTCTGGAATTACACCGCCTCCATTAAACATTAGTCAATCAATAGATTATTCAACACCAGGTTACGCAGGTTTACCTGTTTTTAATTTTAATAACTAACAAATGAGTTACAGAAATCCAAAACAAATAGTAGACACTCAGTCTGGTCAATACGTTAGAGAGCTGCAAAAGTCTTTAGCTGACACATCTTCCAAGTACTTTACTAGTGCTAAACAAGAGTTTGAAAGAAGAGCTAAACTTAATGCTAAAATAGTTGCTGACTCTCAAAAAAGAGTTAATAAAGCTTCAAATGAAATAAATCAAGTAGCTAGCGCTAATAAGGCTATTAATTTTGATCAAATGTATGATAACTTAGATACTTATAATAAGTACATGCAAATAAATCCTGCTAAAAGAACTAGGGAAATGAATCTTTTTATTAGTAATATGGACAATAGCGGTACTAATTTAAAAAACAACCTTGCAAATACAGTAGTTGCGGGTGAAGATTTTATAGAAGCTAGAGAAAAAGGGTTAGGTGTTCCAGGAGGCGTATATAGTGCTGCTGAGGGTTTGGAAAAATATGAAGTAATGTATGGTTACAACCAAGCACCTGGTAGCAAAAAAATGAATTACAACCCACTTACAAATGAATTTAGAGTAAATGTTATAGGTAAAAACGGAAAAAGCTTAGGTTCTTCTTTAAACCAAGATATAGAACATTTGGATACACCTCAAATAATACCAGATGAAACCGAAAACATGAAAGCTTTAAACGAAAGTGTAAAGACTAGAATGGACTTAAAAAACCCAAACTCGCCAGCATATGCAAACCAAGAATATCAAACGCCAACTACAGTAAATGATACAAAGTTTCTTTCTAAACTTCCTTCTAGAGACGTATATTTAAAATATGCAGAAGGTTTAGCTAAGTCAGAAATAGATTCTATGACAGCAGGAGAAGCTATAGCTCTCTATAACGATGTAATAGGTGAAGGAGACATTATAGAGTACCAAAAAACTTGGGTTGAAGGAAGTGAAGAATCTATAGCTGCTAAAAAGAAAATAACAGAAGCATATGCAAAGTACGTTGCTGATAAATTTGGACAAGATGTATTGATGCAAGCTGGACCTAGAATTAAAGAAATAGATAAACCACAAGGAGAAGGAGATGATAAAAAACCTCTCACAGCTGATCAGATAGCTACTCAAGATTTAATAAAAAACACCACAGAATCTATAAAAGCACTAGATGTTACAAAACTTAAATCTTCAGAACAAATAGGTGATGCTGTGCGAGAAATGGGTTTTGAAGCAAGAGAAAACAAAGGAACCATAGGTATATACAAAAATAACATTTTTAAAGGAGAAATTCCAGCAGGGTCTACTCCTACTAAAGCTCTGGAAAGTTTAGCAATAGCCAGCGGCTTAAGTTTAGGTCAAGCAAAAAAAGCTGTTGAAGGTTCAAAAACCGACTTTGATAAGTTTGTTGAAGAATATGACAAGAAGAACCCTGGCCCGATAAGCAACGCTTTTAGAACACAAGAAATAATGAAAGCTTACGAAGAATTTAAAAAGAAATAATCAAATACATTGTTAAAAATAATCATATAATGATAAAGTACAAATTAGAAGACGGCTCAATAGTTGATGTAACTGGATACTCACAAGAATCAATTGATTTTTTATTAACACAACACCCTGAGGCAGAGTTAATGCAAGAAGAAGAGACGCAGGATTTTCAAAAAGACAGTGCAACAGGTGTGGATGTTCTGTCAAAAGAAACACCAACACCAATGGGTACGGTATTAGACTTGGAAAATACTTCTTCGGAATTACAAAAAGCTGAGGATCCTGCAGAGCCTTTACCTACTCTAGAAAGTTATATTCCTGAAGAAGCGTATAGCACAACTGCTAGAGGCTCAACAATAATAAACCCTTCTGAGCAACTAAAAGCTCGCGAAAAATACAACAAGTATTATAACGATTTATCAAAAGTAAACACCGACTTATCCAAGGTTAGTCTAGACAATGCTGTTATCCAATACGAAAGGGCGTATAGCGATAGCGAAGGTTTTGATTTTGAAAAAGACGGTAGAGGCGTGACCGTTACAGCTCCCAATGGTAATAAACAAAGTTTTATAACATCTCAAGGAGGTGGAAGAGGTGGTTATAAAGGGCAAGAATGGAGCAGTGTACAAGAGTTTATAGAAAGAAACAAAGATGCAGAAGCTTGGTCTAATAAGTCAAAAAATGTAAAAGATTTAGAAAGAGTTGTGTTTGATTTAATTGAAAACGGCGATTATTATGATTTAGAAGGGGGAGATGCTTATATAAAGGACACACAAGATTTACAACAAAACCACCCAGGTTTAGTAAAAGAAATAAAAAACGAAGCTGTAAACAGGTATAACAAATATTACAAAAGCGAAGGTGAAGCAGGGTTTTTTGGGGATACAGCTTTAGATGTGGCTGATTTGTCTGATTATAGAATAGATAAAATTGTAGATAATGCTTTTGGTCAATCTATTTCTAAAGATTTGGAAGAGGCGGATTTAGAAATTTTAAACATAATTTTAGAAGAAGCTGACAAAAAATTTGAAGGAGATGAGAACGCTCTGGCTAACTGGGCTACAAAAGGAGGAGCCTCGGAAATAACAGATCCTAACAAAAAAGCTATTGCTGACATTTGGGCAAAAGCGTATGAATTAAGGTATAATTTAACTTCTAAGAACTCAACACCTATTCAACAAGTAGAATATAAAAAAGAATTAGAAAGACTAACTACAGAAGCTACAGAGCTTAGTAGGGATTACTTAAATCCTAATAACGTAATTTTATTCGACCCTTTTAAAGGAGCAGTTAATACGCTTAGCAAACAAGAAGCCGCTAAACAAAAAGCTACTAATAATGTTGACTTAACAGATACTGTTAACGCAGAAAGAGCTAGACTACTTGCTTTAAAAAACGGCAGCTTTCAAGCACTTAGAAATAGGTATACTGCACATAGAATAGATCTAGTTGATACTCGTAGTAGATTACAAAATGAATATACTGTTGAACGAAGTGATGGTACAAAATATAATGCTACATTAGGAGAAGTTGTTACTTCATATTTCGGAACTGGAATTACAGAAGGAACTAAAGTTTACGGTAAAAAAAGTGATGATTTAGGAACCGGAACAATACAAGAAGTTTTAGGCCCTAAAGAAATTGAAGGAATAGCTAAAGATTATTTGGATCTCAAAGCTAGAGATGTAGCTTTTCAAGACATGTATTTACTTAATATTGACCCTAAGAGTGTAGAGCGTACTGGATTTTTCGGAAGTCTAGGAGAAGGATTTTTAGAATCTTTAATGTCAGGAGAAACTGTAGATTATTTCACAGGGGTAAATGATTCAGATATATTAGCTGTTGAAAAACAAATAGGTGATGAAGCAGGAATAGAATGGGATGATGCTCAAAAAGAAAATTTTAAAGAAACTACATCGGAATTTGTAGGCACAACATTAGGAGGTCTACCGGTTTTAGCGGGTGGATTATTTTGTGCTAATGTAGCAGCGGGTGTGGCTATGGCTGTAACAGGAGCTGATGTCGCTTTAGGTGCTCTTAAAGTTGGAAAGTATTTTAAAGATGCTGGTAAAACAGCAATGAAGTACGATGACATTGTAAAAGCAGCAGCGGCTGACGGCTACAAAGGAAACATAATGAGTAAGTCTGTTCAAAAATGGGTTAGCAAACAACCAGATATTGTAAAAGTTGGAGGTGGAGCTGTTGATAAACTAAAAGCTCTTGCTGTTGATTCTGCAGTTGAAGCATTTAAAATGGAAGGAGTAATGGGTGAAGGAGGAGCTGCTATGGGAGCTACATTTACTCCAGCTGCTGCGTTAACAAACACTTTAATTGGAAAACTAGGTATTAAATTTAAAGCAAAAGGTGCGTTTCATAAATTAAACGACTTGGTTTTAAAGCCAGCTAAATCTGGATTAGTTATGGTACCTTCTGCTGAAGGAGCTGCTGTTATAGAAGCTGCCTTTGATGACTTTGCTGGAGGTGAAGACTTTAATACGTACATGGACAAAAACTTCAACGATATAGAATGGCTTGGAGAAGGAGGTATTTACAGAAGACTTTTAGGCCACGCTGTAGCTGGAGCAGGGCTTAGCTACTCTCATTTAAATCCTAAAAATATATTTAAGACTATAAAAGGGCAACAAAAATTAAGAACACAAGCAAGTGTTCAAATAGACTTTCTTTACAAAGAAATAGCAAAAAACTCAGAAACGCCAGAAGGATTAAAAAAGATTGAAAACGAATTAAAACCAAAGCTAGAAAAAGCTACTGAAATATACCAAACTGCTGATAACTATATATCAGAAGCGTATGCTTTAAACGAAGCTACTGATCCTCAAAACAACGCTAGAATCGCTCAAAAAGATTTTGCAAACGCTCAGAGGGGTCATAAAAAAACTACAGGCAAAGATATGAACGCTACGTTTACTGTTAATATGGACGGTGAAGGAATGCAAGGCAAGGCTGCTCAAGTTACTAAAAGAGATGACGGGGGCTTTAATATTACTGTAGACGCAAGGAAATACCACAAAGGTATATTTAATCACGAGCTAGGGCATGTTTACGGTGAAATGTTTGGAATAAACAACCCTGAAAACTTAGCTAAAATAGTTGATTATATAGAGCCATTAGTTAAACAAAACCTAGGGGTTGATTTTAAAAAGCTTATAGAAGAAGTTTATGAAGGTAAACAAGTAAAAGAATTAAATAGCGAAGAATATTTAATGGGCCTAATAGAAATAATGGGTAGAGAAGGAAGTAGCTTAGTGCAAAATAATACTTTTGGACAAATTGCTCAAAAAGTAAAAGGTCTTTATGAAAGAACAATGAAAGGCGCTTTTGACAATAATCCTCCTCAATTAAAAATAGAAAGCCCTACGGAACTTTTAAATCTTTTACAAAGACTATCGCAAGGGATTGGTAAAGATGGTAACGTGAAACAATTTCAAGGACTACAAAACTTGTACATTGAAGGCACTAAAATATTTGATGGAAAAACAAAAGAAATAAAAGGATCATATGGATCAGGTGATGTTGCAAATCAAATTGCAAACATAATGCTTGAGCAACGAAAAATAGCAGCTACACCTGCAGCGGAAAGAACTCCTGCTCAGCTTGAAAAATTAAAAACTAATGTAGCTAAAATTAAAGCTTTGAAAGCTCAGCCTTCGACTAAAAAAGCTAAAAAAAGCGATAAAGAAATTGATATTTTTCACGGAGGAGAAATTAAAACAATTAAAGATATAGACGGCTCTGTTTACTTTTCAGAAAGCAAAGAGCAAGCTGAAGAATATGCTAAAGGCAACCAAGGGGCGGTAAGTAAATTTAAAATAAAAGAATCAGAAGTAGCTAGCGAAGCTGAGGTCTTTGAAGTAATAAGAGAACTTGGTATACAGCCGAAAATTAAAGATTGGTCTGTAGATGATTCTAGGTTGTACGAATTAATAGACAATAGATTTGAAAATTCTTTTACTCAAAGTGATTTAAGTAAACTAAACAATGCTCTTAGTAATAAAGGCATTAAAGCATCCAGGTTTACTGACTCAGATTTAAAAACCGGTAGAGATACTGAAAACATTGTAGTATTTGATAAAACAATGTTAGAAACAAATATAGATTCAAAGCTTGAACAAGTAAAAAAGTTAGAGAGCGAAAGCAAAGAATTAGCTAAAAAGTTTAACAAAGATGTAATTAAAAGCTCTAAACAAACTAGGCTTGAAAATGAAATTTTAGAAGAACTTAAAGATCCTATAGGTAAATTAGTTACCAGCAGGACAAAAGCTTTATTTGATCCTATCGCTGTTGACGCTAGAGGTGGAGTTACTAGAGAAAAGTTTCAAGACTCTATGAGGTCAGATTTAACAGCTATGATACTTAATGAATATAAACCAGGCACTCAGCCAATAGAAAAGTTTATAATAAATAGAGGGTATTTAAGAGCTAATAATTTAGCTGAAAGACTCGGTATCAAATCAGCAAAAGAGGGTATTGACAAAGGAATAGAAGCTGCTGAAAAAGTGGCTGCAGAAACTACATCTTCTACTGAAAAAGAACCTTCACCAGTTGTTTCTGAAAAAAGACTTATAGAACCTGTTAATAGGCTTATACAAGACGCTGAGCTTAAAGCTGAATTTATCAAAGAAGTAGAAGAAGCTACTAAAGACTTAGATCCAGATCAGGTTAATTATAAAACATTAATAGACAAAGCTCCTGAGCTAACTAAAAAAGTATTTGGTGAAGTTACAAAAGTAAATAAAAAAGGTGAAACCGTAACAGATGCACCAAAAACTAAAAAACTTCAACAACAATTTATAAGAAACAACGCTTCTGTTTTATATAAGCTTTTACCTGAAGGAGCAAGAAAGCAAGCTACAGGATTAAAAACAGCTACAGGTATACAGCGTAGTATTTTAGATAACTTTTATGAAAAAGGCGAGCGAGCTGATATGATAGAAGGAACAGCGGCGGGATTGAATGCGCAAGTTAAAAAACCTTACAATGAAACTGCTTTTTTAGAACTTTTTGGAGCAAATAAAAATCAAACCCAAAATAGAAATCAACAAACAGCAATTAACGCTCTTATGAAAGAAATCGGGAAAGCTATGACTAATAGGACTTACCGTAAAGCTTTAGAGAACTCTGAAGTAAGCATGAATACAATACAAAAAATTGCTGATGGTAAATCCGTAGATATGGCTTCAATGGATATAGCTAGGCTAGGTTTAACTAGGTTAAAAATGGAAGAAAAAGATCTTGCTACTTTTTCTCAAGCTGTTTCAAATGTAATGAGATATGCGCCTAATTATTTTCCTGAGTTTAATGAAATTTTAAATGAAGCTAGAAAAGAGGGTAGTGCTTACTTACGCGAAGTAGCTGAAGCAAATATTATTACCGAAGGTATGTGGACAAAACTTTCTAAAGAATTAGACATAGATTACCCTGGATATGATGGGTTAACTAGTCAGTCTGAATTACCAGAACTTAAGAAAGCTGTAAAAACTTTTTTAAGTGTGGTACCACCTCTAAAAGGAGCTCACCCTTCTATACAAATAGCGGTTACCCAAGGAGCAGGAGCCGAAGCAAAGTTAAAAATAGACGGCAAATACATTAACCGTAAAAACACAAGTACAAACACTAGGCAGGATTTATTAGAAACCGTATTTAAAAATGAAAGCGGACCCGTTTCTTTTAATAAAAATAAATCTTTTGAAAAAGACTACCCATACGCATATATACGTCATGTAGGGAAAGGAGATATAAATAAAGCTAATCCCTATGGTAATGGATTTAACGGGAAGCTAGAAAATAAAATTGTACAGTTAAAGAAAAAATACAAAAATAACACCAGTGATGCTAATTTTAGACAAGAGTTAGTGGACTATATGCGCATGGAACAAACTCACCCTGATCTTAGGGATAACCCGAGTGGCTATGAACTTACTATGCAAAGCAATAATCAACTCCTTAAGGATATATATATAGGGCTTGCAAAAGCACATAGAGAAGGCAGTATATCTACTAAAGGTTTAGCTAGCTTACTCAGAATGCAGACTAATCATACTAGAGGTATATTTAAAGCGCTGATACCGTTTGAAAGTGTATCTATGGGTAATATTAAAAGATTTGCAAAAGGAAAAAAGCAAAACACTTTTAATGAACACATGATAGGTTTAGCTGGTTACAATATTGACTTTATGTCTTTAATTTCAAAACCAGATATTTCTGTGGAAAAATTAAACAATTCTATTGAAGAACTAGTTGATAATTTAAAGCAAGCTGTTGTAGATAAACCTACTCAAGTTGTAAAAGATAGTAAAAGATATGGAGGCTCTGCTATTAGGAATTTTGAAAATAGAGCTTTTAACACATTTTTAAGATCAAATAGTTTAAACAACTCTTTAATCATATCAGGTAAATATGAGGGCTATACTCAAGGAGAAGCTTTATATGATAAATTAGGACCAGAAGGTATTCAAAAAGCTTTAAGCAAAGTGCCTTTGAAAAAAAGAGGAAAGCGCTGGGGAGAAATAAATGATCAAATTACTAAAATTATTAATTCTAAAACATTAGCATCTGAAAATATTGCTGCTGATTTTAATAAAATAGTTACAAAAGTAACAGGCGTTAAAGAAGACATATCTGATATTGCAGCTAAGCAAGCGGCTGGTAGCAAAGGAAAATACAAGTTGTTTGTATCAGCGTCTGCTGATGATTTTGTGGGCTTAATGAACTATAACGCAGGTAAAGGAAAGGAAGGTGACGCGCATCAAAAATTCTTTAAAGAAAACCTATACGATCCATACGCGGAAGCTTACAGAGGTATAAACTCTGACAATGTTCGAATGTCTAAGCAATTTAAAGATATTAAAAATCACATAGAAACAAATTCGCCTAGCTTTAATCTTAGGAAAAAAATTGAAGGAAGCGAATTTACTTTTGAACAAGCCTTAAGAGTAGCCATATGGGACAGTCAAGGTATAGAAGTGCCAGGAATAAATAAAGCAGACTTAAAAGTTTTAAAAGAAGCTGTAAATAAAAGTGTAGAATTAAGCGTTCTTAAATTAAATTTAAAAAGAATTGCGGGAGGAGAATACGCTATGCCTGGTAAAAATTGGTATGCTGGGGATATTTCTTCAGACTTAAGACTAGGGCTTAACACAACTTTGAGGTCTAAAAGACTGGCTCAGTGGAAAGAAAATGTAGATACTATGTTTACCCCTGAAGTAATGAATAAGCTAGAAGCAGCTCACGGTACACCTTATAGAAAAGCACTTGAAGGAATGTTAGACGCTATGTATACCGGTAAAACTAGAAGAAGTTCTAAAAGTAGTCTAGAAGGTAGAACATTGAATTACTTAAATAATTCTGTAGGTACTATTATGTTTTTAAATCAAAGGTCTGCAACTCTGCAAATGTTATCAGCAACAAACTATATTAATTGGAGTGATAACAATCCTATAAAAGCAGGTCAAGCGTTAGCTAATGTTCCTCAGTTTGCAAAAGATTTTAAAACTTTATTTAATTCTGACTGGGCAAAATCAAGAAGAGAAGGTTTACGTATAAATGTAACAGAATCAGAAATTGCGGATGCCGTAACCGGGTCTGAAAATACACCTAAAAGTATTGTTTCTCTTTTGCTTAAAAAAGGATTTTTACCTACGCAAATAGCAGATGCAACTGCTACGGCTTTAGGGGGAGCATCTTTATATCGTAACAGAATAAAAACATACGAAAAACAGGGTTTTGAAACTAAAGAGGCTGAAAATAAAGCTATGCAAGATTGGATTGAAATATCTGAAACAAATCAGCAGTCTTCTAGACCGGATAAAGTAAGTATGCAACAACGAAGCGATTTAGGTAAACTAGTTTTAGCTTTTGCCAACACACCTATGCAATACACTAGAGAGACTAAAAAAGCTATATTAGATCTTAAAAACAACAGAGGAGATAAGAAAACAAATTTAAGTAAAATTGCTTATTATACATTTGTTCAATCAGCTATATTTTCTTCATTACAGTCTGCTATATTTAAAATGGCGTGGTCTGATGACGAAGAGGATAAAAAGTTTTTAGAAAACAAAGCTCCTAAAATAATAAACAGTATGGCTGATGGTTTTCTTAGAGGAATGGGCTATGGAGGAGGAATTGTAACCATGCTTAAAAATGTAGGACTAGAGGTTAAAAAGCAATCTGAATACAAAGGAAGAGGTAAAATGGAAAACGCTGCTTGGAAACTCCTTGACATTTCTCCACCAATATCTTCTAAAGTAAGTAAGATCAGGTATGCTTTTAAAGAAATAGATAGAGCCGGAGGTTTTGAAAAAGCAAAAAAACTACCTTTATCTTTAGATAACCCTCTTGTAAAGTCAGCGGCAAGCATGACAGAAGGAGTGGGTAATGTTCCAACAGCTAGGTTATTAAATAAAGTCCAAAGCTTAGCAGAAGTAGCTTCCGCTCAAAGAAAATGGTATGAAAAGTTAGCTTTGTTAAGTGGTTGGAAAAGTTGGGAAATTGATCCTGAAAAAACATATAAAGAAAAAAAGAAAAAAACAACTAGTAAAGGAAGAAAAATTTACGAAAGAAAAACTTACGAAAGAAAAACGTATAAATAGTATAATAATGATTAAAGGAAAAATAAAAATGAGCACCATACTCAAAACTTCCTTAAATAAAAAAACGCCCCTAATTAATTTAGAGGCGTTTTTTAATTGTGTATAGCATATTAGCCATCACAAGCTAAACAATCTTCATTCATAGCGTTAGCTGCAATATCTCCACGTAAAACACTTTCAGTTCTAGTGTAATATAAAGTCTTAACACCTTTTTTCCAAGCATCGAAATGAACTTTGTTCAACCACTTTGGAGTGGCTTCAGATGGGAAAGCTAAGTTTAAGCTTACAGCTTGATCTATGTACTGTTGACGTATTCCAGCCTGATTAACTAACTCTAGTTGATTGATCTCCTTAAACGTCTTAAAAACGTCTTTAACAAGCA